ATATCGTCATGGAGACATGGTGATTGAGAACGAAAAAACCTTTGATTAGCTGAAAGATGGCGAGTGAATGGATGATGAAGGGCTTGCTTGTGCTGTATGTCGTGATAGCCGTGGCAAGCGCGATCGAGGGCAATCTGCCGAAGGCGCTGTATTGGGTGTCAGCGGCGATGATAACAGTATCTGTACTTTTGATGTGAAAAAAAATAGCAGTGATATGGCAAGGAAAGGAGTCGTGACAATCACGCCAACCGTAGCGTCAAGCATCAAGCAGGTGTATCTCGACGGCAACAGCTCGTTGACGGAAATCTCTGGGCAGTTCGGTGTGAGTTATGCGGCCCTGCGGCAGGTTGCGGCAAAGGGTAACTGGCGAGCAATGCGTGAAGCAGGTGGCGGCGAAAATTTGGGTGGTAGATCTCGTAAGCCGATCGACTACAAAACTCTTGATGGTTTATGCGCGATTCAGTGTACTGAGGAAGAGTGCGCTGCGGTCCTCGATATGTCGGTAGATTCGCTCAATAATAAGCTCAAAGAGGACGGAAATGGCGGTTTTTCGGACTATTTCCGTATAAAAAGCTCTAACGGCAAGGTCAGCTTGCGCCGGAGGCAGTGGGCAATGGCAGTGGACAATCCGACGATGGCGATCTGGCTCGGCAAGCAATACCTCCGACAGGCTGACAAACGGGAGCTCACTGGCAAGGACGGCGGGCCTATGGAATCTAAATCAGTGCTTGATACGTCGAAGCTGTCAACCGATGTGCTGCGTCAAATCATGGCCGCAAAAGATGCCGCTGACGAGCTATGAGGCGCTCTGCGTTGAGCGCGCACTGTGCCGCAGGGGCCTGGTAGAGTACACCGAGAGAGCGTGGCGGGTACTTGAGCCAGACCAACCGCTTGTCATGGGGTGGCATATCGAGAAGATGGCGGAACACCTCGAAGCCGTCACCGCTGGACAGATAAATCGGCTGCTGATCAATGTCCCGCCGGGATGCATGAAGAGTCTCATGACTGCTGTACTGTGGCCGTCATGGGAGTGGGGCCCCATGGGAACGCCCGGCATCCGGTTCATAGGCGCGTCGCATGAGAGCACGCTTGCCACTCGAGATAACCGGAACATGCGGCGGCTTGTAATGTCTGAGTGGTACCAGAGCCTCTGGCCGGTCGAGATAACCGGCGATCAAAACGAAAAGACGTTTTTCGAGAACAAGTCTGGAGGGTGGCGGCAGAGCTGCCCTGTCCGGTCGATGACTGGCCGTCGCGGCGACAGGGTGTTGTGGGATGATCCGCTGTCTACCGAAGATGCGTATTCGGCGGCGAAACTTGCAGAGGCTGAGCGCGTGTTTCGCGAAACCCTACCTACCCGAGTGAACGACCCAGCTAATTCGGCCATCGTCGTGATCATGCAGCGGCTCGCAGACCGCGACACGTCGGGCATTATCCTGAGCGAAGATTTCGGCTACGAACATTTGATGCTGCCGATGGAGTTTGAGCCGGCGCGACGATGCGTGACCGTCCTCGGTGTAGCAGACGAGAGGGCCGAGGATGGTGCGCTGTTGTTCCCAGAAAGGTTCTCGCGCAAGGTCGTCGACCGGGACAAGAAGCTGATGGGCGCGCACGCTGTCGCCGGGCAGTTCCAGCAGCGCCCTTCCCCGCTTGGCGGCAACTTGATCAAAGGCGAGTGGTTCGGGCGGTATCAGGTTGTACCGAAGCTTGAATACCGCGTCATATACGCCGACACAGCTCAAAAGACGAAGGAGCGCAATGATTACAGCGTATTCGGCGTATACGGAAAGGGAGCAGACGGGAAGGTATATGTGCTCGATATCGTGCGCGGCAAGTGGGAAGCTCCAGAGCTACAGCGCAGGGCTGTAGATGTATGGCGCAAACACAAAGCGCTCGACGACCCAAAAATATACGGAACACTCCGCCGGATGTCGATTGAGGATAAAGCGAGCGGCACGGGACTGATCCAGCAAATCAAGCGCGATGCGTTCTGCCCGGTTGTGGCTATGCAGCGCAACACCGACAAGCTGACGCGTCTGATGGATGTTGCGGGGCAGATGGAGAGCGGGTACGTCATGCTTCCGGATACGGCCCCGTGGACATCTGATTTTGTCGGCGAGTGCGAGGCGTTCTCGGCTGATGATAGTCACGCGCATGATGACCAGGTCGACACACTGATTGACGCTGTCAAGGATATGCTCGGCGGCGGCGGTTACGATATTGGAGCGCTGATTTGAAAGAGCTATATTGACGAAAAACCGGAACCACACTATGAGTATTATCAATCCGCTTACGCAGGACGGCGCATACGAGAACGCGTTCCTCTCCGTCGGTACATCGAGGGACAGGACGAGCGCAACAAAGGCCGCTGCCCCTACTATTCTTGACCCGATATCGCTCGGGAACTTGTACACCGCCGACGGATACGCAGCAAAGATCGTCGATATCCCGGCTGCAGAGATGGTCCGTGCGGGGTACAGGATCGAGGGCGTTGACGACGAGCGAGCAGTAGAGGCTGAGACTGAAGGATTGAAGCTCCTGCCGAAGATGGCGGACGCGCTGCGGTGGTCATATCTGTTCGGTGGAGCTCTTGTTGTTATGCTGATCGATGACGGCGGCAAACTGACGGACCCGCTGCGAGAGGATCGCATCAAGGTTATCGACCAGCTCAGAGTATACGACCGCTGGCACGCTACACGGCTGAAGAGGTACGAGGATCCTGCTGACAATCGGTATGGCGAGATCGAGGTATACCAGATCAGCCCGGCAAATGGCGCTCCATATACAGTGCATGAGTCACGATGTATCCGTATCGACGGCCTGCCTGTACCGGACGATATGCGCGAGTACAACGACGGGTGGGGTGGCAGTGTTGTGAACCGGTGCTACTCCGAGCTTGTACGGCAGGGGCTTGCACAGGGTCTCGCTAACTCGCTGCTTGAGAGGGCGCAGCAGGGCGTGCATGGCATACCTGGACTCTCTGATCTGCTGAGACAGTCCGGCGGGCCGGCGATGGTCGCCAAGCGAGTCGAGATCGTCGACATGGTACGGAGCGTAAACAACACGGTCGTAATCGACGCCGCCGAGACCTACGAGCTGAAGTCAACTCCGCTGTCTGGCGTGGCGGACATACTCGACAGGGTCGGTCTTGCGCTTGCGGCTGTCTCGCGCATCCCAGAGAGCCTTCTGCACGGGCGGCAACAGGCAGGAATGAACTCGACAGGAGCGTCCGACCTGGAGCAGTGGTACGCGAGGATTGGGCAGGAGCAGGAGACTCGGTTGCTGCCGGCAATTGATCGCATCGTGTCGCTCATACTCAAGATGCAGGGACAGTATACAAATGATTACCTGATAAAGTTCCTACCGCTATGGGTTCCGAGCGACAAAGAACAGGCTGAGGCGGACAAGATCAAGGCCGACACACGCGCCACATATAACTCGATGGGCGCTCTCGACCCGTCAGAAGTGCGAGCAATGCTGAAGGACGAAGGGTACAAAATTGACGACATAGACCTTGAGTATGGCGAAGAAGAAACTGTTTAACGAGCCGGCATCGCAGGAGCGCGAGTACGTCCGGCTGCTTGTCGCCTTCGCAAAAGGGCTGGCTGCCGATGTCCGCAAGGTCGTCATACCAAGCCTGCGGCCACTGATCGACGAGCACGATGCCAATATGCGCGGCGACTCGTGGGTTGACACGCTCGCGGAGTTGCTTATTGAGCTTGAAGCGATGGCGTCTCAGCGGTCAGCCGTCATTTTCAGTGCGTTGCCTGGACGGTTCGAAGCGGTGAGTGCATTCAACGACGGCCAGTTTAAGATGATCGTCAAAGCGAACACGGGGATCCAACTCCCCGATACAGGGAAAGACGCCACAGCGATGATGCGGGCGCTCGGCGTAAATGTATACCGGGACGAGCCATACCTTGCCACGCTCAAAAATGCGTGGGTGAGGGAGAATGTCGCTCTCGTAAAGTCAATTCCGGAGAAGCTACACGGAGACCTGCGCGGGATTATCGATAGAGGCGTGACTAACGGGATGTCCGTCAAGCAGATACAGGCCGATATCGTCAGCCGGTTCGGTGTGACTAAAAGTCGCGCAAAGCTGATTGCGCAGGACCAGACGCTCAAGGCTAACGCCGCATTGACGCGGGAGCGGCTGAAGTCTGTCGGTGTCGAAGAGTACATCTGGCGCAC